CCAGGCTGGACAGTAAGTACCAGTCGTGGAACAGGCACAGCACCAGAAGTTACACAGAACGGTGACTTTAATGGTGTGTTTGGTGCATACGCCTATACAGGTAGTACAGCAGAGTACAAAGAGATCAGCTCTTGGCGTTATGTTAACCAAGGTACCACTGCTGCTACCAACGGTATTGGTGGTCAAGCACAACTTTGGACCAAGCGTGACGATGGTGCAAGCACACTGGCATTACGTGTGGATGCTAACCAGACTGCCACATTCTACGGACAGGTGGCAATTGCCAATAGTACAACCAGTAGCACCACCACAGAAGGCGCATTGTATGTGCAAGGTGGCACCAGCATTGGTGGTAACCTAAATGTAAGCCAAGGTGTTCGCATCAACGATCAGCAGAATGCTAACCGTGACTTCCTAGTACGTGGTAGCAATGATGCCACATTGATCTGGGCCAACACTCGCAGTGCATACAATCAGGTATTGATTGGTAACAGTGCAATTGGTGCAAACTTGGTACTTGGTGCAAAACTACAGATCAACAGTAGCGACAGTATTTTACTACCAGTTGGTGAAGAAGGACAACGTCCGGGCGGATTATCAGGATACGGTACTGCTGTGGCTGGTATGATGCGATTCAACAGCACCAGCGGTGACATGGAATACTACACTGGTTCACAGTGGTTCTCTCCAGCTACTGCGGGTACTACAATTGTAACAGACGATCAGTTTACTGGTAACGGTGTACAAACTCATTTCACTATCAGCCGTGGCGCAACAACCAACGGCACATTCATTACACTAAACGGTGTGGTGCAGCACCCAAGCGTTGCCTACAACACATTTGCTGGCAATGCCACAGTTATCTTTACTGAAGCTCCAGCAGTTGGTGATGCAATTGATATTAGAACAGTTACACTGACATCAGAGATTCGCGGTTTAGCCAGTCCGTTGGGTTACGTGCAGATTCTTGCAGAGAACAATGGTGTTCGTATTACTGCTGGTGAAACAGAAGCCAACACCAGAGTTACAATTCTCAACAGTGGCGCAGTTTTAACAACATCAGCAAACTTAACAGTTGGCACAAGCCCAACTATATTTGACTCGTTTGACAAGAGCGTGGTCAGAAGTGCCAAATATTTGGTTAACGTACAAAGTGGCAGCGAGTTTGAAACCAGCGAAGTTATGGTACTGCATGATGGTACCACAGCCTATCGCACACAGTACAACAAAATATACACCGGAGCCGCAAGTTTGGGCAGCGTGACTGCCGCAGTGATTGGCGCCAACGTGTATGTGTACTACACAGGAGTTGCAGCGACCAATTATGTCAAGCATAAAGCAGATTATGTGGGCGTGTAACTAAATAAGGTATAAGGACGAAACAGCATGGCCAATTCGTATTTTGAAGTTGATGTAGGAATGAAAGTGGGCGGAGTAGTTCTGACCGCCGCAAATAACAACATCTCAACCACAGGCAACATTACCACCACTGGTAATTTGATCCTGAACAGTTCCCAAATTAGTTACACTGCAAACAGTGTGACTCCAAAGAGTTACGTAGATAATATCTCCATTGTTTTTGGAGTATAAATAAGTAAGTTATTGACAAGGTAGACAAAAAATGGCAAGAAAATCGATACATAATTATATTTTTACACCAGGTGCAGGTGGCGCAGGTACGGTAACAATTCCGGACCCGTTTAAATTAAGCGACATCTTAATGGTCACCAACGTGACCAGAAACACGGTGATTTATAACTTTGGTGATCCTAGCAGAGGAGGCACTGTTGCGTTCACTAACGCACCAAGCGTGTCTCTCACCAGTGCTGCAGGAACATCACTCAGCGATGGGAAGACTGTTTTTACTAACCTTAACAACGGTTACACTACCTTAACACTTACCTTTGATACATCATCGCATAATGCTGCTGATGAACTAATGATCTACGTTGAGTCATCAGAACTAAAAGTTCGTCCATATGACTTTGGAATTGACGCCGTTGAGCGTATGAAAGTTGCTGCTCCACAGAGCTTGATTGACGCAGACTTTGAATATGGTATGCAGCCAACCAAGTGGGTGAGCTTTGCTACCATGAACGATATGCCTACTGTGTACGAAGTACCAGGTAGTGATTTACAACTAGGCGGCAACCTAGGCAGCTATGCCACTTTCTTGTCAGGTGGTGCAGGCACATCAGGTAACCCAGGACACTGGATTGGTAGTCCAGCACAAACACAAATTTTACCTCAGAACCAAGGCTACGAGCCAGCAACCGGCGGCGCAAGTATGGCCGGTCCTCGTGCGATTCTCAATGGTTACTACATGATCATTGCACAAGGTCAAGCAGGTCAGCCAAACTGTGCAGCTGGTACAACCAGCATCACACACGAGTTGCCAATTGTTCCTGCATACGGCGGTATCTATCAGCGTAGCTTTACAGTTCAAAGCACAGCTGGTTGGAGAGAAGGCGACGTTATGTGCGTGGTAGAAATGCCAGGTGAAGGAACTTCACCTTCTACTGTATTCCCAACCGCAGTTGGTTTAACTGGTAACAGCGTGGTGGCCACAGCAGCCGCAGTAAGAGGTGCTGGTGAGACTACACTGACCGCTAACAACACCGCAATTTCTGCTAACGCAATCATCATGGTTGAAACCACACAGTTTGGTGTTTGGGAAGCCATGGCAATTACCGGTGGTGGTGGTACTGCATCTCTAACAGTGTTACGTAATCTATGGGGAACAAACGCTGCTAACGCAACTATTCCAGCTGGCGCACGTATTCGTCAGTTGTCCGGTAACGTTGGCGCTGCACCTGCAGGATCATTCTTCTCCAATGCCAACGTGGAAATCATGCGTGTGGATTCAGTGGATTCACGCAATCAGTTCACAGTTACACGTTCATGGTTCAACGTTAACGCTAGTCCAACCTTTGGCGCAAACTCAATTGTGTTCAAAGTCAATCACTCAGCAAATATTGCTGCATCACAAATTGATGATGCAAACATTGAAATCGTTCGTGCTACCACAGTGTCCGCTGGACACATTGGTACTAACCCGTTCACAGTAATTGAGCGTGGTAGATTAGGCACTAAACCACTGAGTGCAGCAGGTCCTGGTAGTTTGTACGTCAGTTTAACTGGTGCATTCTTTGCAGGTAATACCTCAAGTCCATCTGTGATGATGTATATTCCTCAGCACAACATTGGACTGTTCTCTAACAGTAACCTTGGTAACTGTTTTGTAAGCACACTGAACTTTAGTCAAGCAGTGACAGTAAGTAACATTGAAGGTGTGTTTGTTAACCAAACTAACGATAGAGACTATATCAAGTACTATCCAAAGGTTACTGTTAATCAGTTGCCTGGATATCAACTGAACACAAACGATGCATCGTCAACAGTGCGTCGTGGTGGTATCTACACTGGCGCAAACCTACAGGTAGCAAACGTTACATCCAACGTTGGCTCTCCAAGTTTGATCACTATTAATACAGTTTATCAACATGGTTTAACTCCAGGTCAAGCAATTCAAGTGCAACTGCAACATGGTTTGCAGAGTACTGGTCAGTTTGCTAACGTGTTTGAAGGTGGCAGTGGTCAGTTTGTGATCACCAGCACACCAACACCAAAGAGCTTTACCTACATTGGTAAACCAAACTTGATCGTGCCAGCCATGCACACTGTTGGATCAATTGGCTCAGGTGGTCAATTGACTGCTAACGTTATCATGTTCCCAACAGGTTTGGTAAAACACCGTCCGTTTGATGGTGGTAACAACATTGGTACAAACACACCAGCACACGGTTACGAGATGACTCGTCAAACCAAGAAATACTTCCGCTATCAGTCTGGTAAAGGCACAATGTTTACCTCTGGTACACAGTTCTGCCCAACATTCCAATTGGCTAACCTAGAAGCCAGCGGAACAACAATAGGCAGCACTGTTACTGTAACTACAGAAAACGAACACGGTTTACAAATTGGTGCTAACGTTACCATGTACGGTGTAAACACCACTGGTTACAACGGTTTCTACCGTGTGGCATCAGTTACAAACAACAACGAGTTCACATTCTTATCTACTCAAGAATTAGGCAGTACACAGCCAGTCTGGACCAGAACCAAGATCAGTACAACTGAATATGCTGGTATGAGTTACCCTCGTGTGACAATTACTAACTGGCACGGCAGTAAAGTACGTTCTGGTATTTTTGATGATCAGAACGGTGTGTTCTATGAATATGATGGTCAACAGTTTTTTGCTGTAAAACGCAGCAGTGCAATTGACCTAGCTGGTCGTGCAGCAGTTGGTGCTAACAGTAACTATGTCATTGGTAATCAAGACACACGTTTTGTTGATCAAGTGGCAACAGGCGATCAAATTGTTATCAAAGGTATGACTCATACCGTAACAGACGTGGTTGACCAAAATCACATGTACATCACACCAGTGTATCGTGGACAGTTTAACGCTCAAGATGCACGTATTTGCCGTGTGAGTGAAGAACGTACTCCGCAGAAAGCATTTAACTACGATCGTGCAGACGGTACAGGCCCAAGCGGCTATGTAATGGACCTGCGCAAGATGCAGATGATTGGTATTCAGTACACCTGGTACGGTGCTGGATTTGTGGACTACATGATGAGAGCTATTGATGGTCGTATGATTATCCTGCATCGTAGCAAGGGTAACAACATCAATGACGAAGCTTACATGCGTACTGGTAACTTGCCAGCACGTTATCAAGCAGTTAACAAAGGTCCTAAGACCTGGACCAGCAAAGCAGTTACCGCAACAGCAACTGAAATTCAGTTGTACGATGTGAGTGAATTCCCAGCAGCCAATGCTACATACCCTGTGCATGTACAGATTGACAACGAGTTGATCAGTTACACAGGAGTGTTTACTGCCAACGGAAACATCACAGGCTTGACTCGTGGTGCAACACTAAGCAACTATGTGTTTAACGAAACACGTAGTTTATGGAAAAACAGCAATGCTGGTACAACCTGGGCAGCACGTGGTATGCCAGCCAACGTTACCTGGAGTTCTCAAGCATTCAATGCTAGAACTGGTACCTGGGTAGCAGTTGCAGGATACGGCAGTGCAAGCGATAGATCGGTATACAGTAAAGATGGACACATCTGGCAAGCAGGTGGTAGTTTACCATCTACATCAACCTGGGTAAGCGTTGCATTTGGTAAATTAAACGGCGTTGATACATTTGTAGCAGTGTCTAACACCAACGGAACAGCATCTGCATATTCACAAGACGATGGCGTAACCTGGACTTCATTAACACTGCCAGCAACAGCACAGTGGAGCAATGTGACATTTGGTTTTGATCAGAACAATGTACCAGTGTTTGTGGCAATTGCAGGACTGGGTTCATCATCGGCTTCTACTGCTTACTTGAAAGTAATTGGTACAGGATGGGTTTCAGGTGGATCATTGCCAACCAGCCAAAACTGGTCTGCAATGGCATTTGGTAAAACCAATGCCAACGTTTCACCTGGCGGTAGCGCAGTAAGTGCCAGAGGCAACTACTTCTACGCAGTTGGTGGTGGCGCAAACATGCAAACAGCATCCACTATTAGTGCATACTCAACTGACGGTGGTGTGACATGGTTCCAGGGTGCTCTAACTGCACCAACTGCTAGCACCGCGTACAGCGCAATTGCATTTGGTAACAACACCTGGATTGCAGTAGCAGGCGGATTTGGCGGAACTGCTGATGCACTGATTGGATCATATATCCACGGAAACCCTGCGGTTGCTACATGGGCATCAATGACCACTCCTGCAGGACGCTGGAGAAGCATTGCCTGGGGCCCAATCTATGGTATGAGCCAATCTTCTACACCAAACGTTGGACAAGCAGGACAATGGATGATGGTAAGTGAAGCCAGCGGAACCGCAGTGGCTTACATAACCAATCCACACTTATTAGGCCCTGGCGTGGCACCAACTTGGTTAGCAGGTGGTACACTAGGATCAACAGCACTACCAACAACAGCAACATGGAGTTCTGTGTGCTGGGGTAAAGGCATGTTCACTGCACTGAGTTCTAACCAGTGGCAAGTGGCTATCAGCACATATGGTAACGCATGGGCAACCAGCGAACTTACTGTTGCTGCAAACTGGCAGAGTGTTGCAGCAGGCGCTGGCAATCTGGTAATCCCACAGTTTGGTAGCACTGGTACACAGGTCAGCTACAACGGTGGACGCACATGGCAAGCAGGTGGCGCATTGCCAAGCAGCAGCAACTGGATTGATGTTGCTTATGCTCCACACATGGGTCGCGGTAATCAAGGTCGCTTTGTTGCTATTAGTAACACCAGCGGCACAGTAAACGCCTATCAGGATGCAGACAATCTTGGTAGCACATGGATTGCAGGTGGCGCACTACCAGCAACAGCTACATGGACCAGTATTGCATTCACCAATGGCGCATTTGTTGCAGTTGCATCTGGCACACAAACCAGTGCATTCTCTGCAAATGCTGGTATCACTTGGACAGGTGTGAACCTACCGAGTAGCAGTAACTGGCAGAGCGTTGCAGCAGGTCTGGTGCCAAGTTTGGCAGCAACCACAGGTAACGTGTATGCAGTGGTTGCAGTTAGTTCAACCAGTGGCACAATTGGCGCATACAGTAATGTGGTAATTAACACATCTGGACAGAGTGCATTGAGCCTGTGGGGCAGCGCAACATTGCCTGTTACTGCTAGCTGGCAAGCAGTTGGTTACGGATATAACATATACGACAACACTGCTCGATTCATTGCAATCTCAGGTACAGCCGATAACAAGACAGCAATTTCCACAAACGGTGGAGCAACATGGACGCAAGGCGGTAACTTGCCAAGCAGCAGCAACTGGTACAAGGTTGCATATGGTGCAAACGGTATTTGGGTTGCAATTGCAAACGATCGCAACACATTTGCTGCTTACTCAGTTGATGAAGGTGTAACATGGACTGGCGCTTCATTGCCAACAGCATGTAACTGGACTGATGTAATTTATCATCCACAACATCATCACTTTGTGGCAATCAGCGGCGATTCAACTAATGCAAGTGCAAACGTTTCTATCGCTCGCCCAACAGCAGGTATTGGACAATCACACACTGCTAACGCAGGTGTTAAGGTTGTGAGTGTAAGTGCAAGTCCAGACTTGAATCACTGGGGTAGTGCAATTATCATGGACGGTGGATTTACAGTTGACCGTACATACACATTCACATACAACGTGACCAACTTCCAAGTTCAAGGAACTGCTGGTATACCACAAACCATGTTTATGATGAGATTGGCACCAACAATTAGTAACAGTATGACAGGCGAACTGGGCGGTAAAGATCTAATCAACCGCGCACAGGTTCTACTGCAAAGTATGTACATTAACGTTGGTTCAGCTGCTGCACGTTTCTTGGTACAAGGTATCTTGAACCCAACAAACTTGTTAAATGCAAACTGGCGACCATTGAATGCACCACAAACATTCTTGCAACCAAGCTTCTCGCAGTTCGTTGCTAACTCGTTGGCAGCAAGCCCAGCAGGTGTACGTCAGATCATATTTGATGCAAACACAACTCCAGCTGGTGGTCAAGTTCCACAAGGTGCAGGATCTCATGCTGCAACAGGCGGTGAACAATTGTTCTCAATTCCAGTTACCCAGACCAACTCTGGTTTCTTGGATCTGAGTCAGATCAAGGAAATTACTTCCATGGTACTGCCAGGACAAGGTAGCTATCCAAACGGTAACGAAGTATTGGCAATTAACATTGTTCCAATTACAGCGGTTGCTTCAAACGTGGACATTCAGTTAACGTTCATCGAATCACAAGCGTAATTGCAGTGTGTACAACCAAAAAAGGGCCTCCGGGCCCTTTTTTGTTATCTGCAGATATCCATAAATACATTATAATTCTGAGAATGGCATGGCACTTACTAGACCAAGATATAGCAACATTGTTGACACTGACTACAAAGCCAGTTGCAGGGTAGTAACCACAACAAATATCACACTCAGCAGTGGCGCACCTAGTACATATGATGGTGTAACACTGGCTGCTGGTGATCGCGTGTTGGTTGCTGGGCAGAACACTGGAAGTCAAAATGGTATCTATGTTGTACTGTCTCTAGGAACCGGTAGCAACGGCACCTGGATACGAGCATTTGACGCAAACGAAGGCGATCGTATCAGTGCAGGTTTACAAACCAACATTGGTGAAGGTACATACGGAGGCAGAAACTGGCGCCTGACTACCCCTGATCCAATTATCATTGGTACCACTGAGTTAACATTCCAGGACGCGGTAACTGTAGCTGGTGGCGCAAATCAAAATCTACAGTACAACAACAACGGGTACATTGCAGGTATCACTGGTGTTAACTACATTGCAGCCAACACAACGGTTGTGGCCACTGGCAACGTGTATGCTGGCACAGTGTACACCGATCAACTGCGTTGGGCTGCAAACAGTCAAGCAGTTACACTAACAGGTAACATCAATCCAACGCTGTACATTGGCAGTGTTGCTGCAACAACTGCTACCACGCTGATTGACACTTTGCCAGTGTCTGGAAATCTTTACGTCAAATGGAATGTGGTCAGCAAGGACACTGTTAACAACAGATACAGATTTGTAACCATTGACACTGTGAACGATGGAACATCAGTTTACTATTCAGAATACGCTGGTACCAAGTCAAATCCATCTTACAATGTAGCGGTGTTTACCAGCAACATCAGTTCTGGAAACATTAACCTGTGGGCCGTTGGCGACAGCGCCAGCGTTACAGTAAACTATCAGCGAACCATGTTGGGATCGTCAACACCCACTGGTTACATTAATAACTTTGGACCAATTGGTCCAGCTGGTACCATAGCAGGAACCAGTAGTAACATTGTTACAACAGCCACCAGTGCTGCTACCAGTACCACAACAGGTGCGTTGCAAATTGCAGGTGGTGCAGGTATTGCAGGCAATATCTACGTTGGCGAAAATGCAGTCATTGGAACAGATCTAACAGTTCTGGGTAACCTCAGTGTGCTAGGAGAAGTCACCACCTTTAATACTGCCACACTCACAGTTGAAGATCTAAACGTTACACTGGCCAACGGTGCTGCTACATCAGGTGCTGCCAACGGTGCTGGTATCAGTGTAAGCGGACCAGCAGGCGCACAAATATCATATTTCAGTTCCAGCGATGCCTGGAATCTAAACAAGAATACCAGAGTCACTGCGCTGTACACTGGCAGTGGTATATTCTGGGCCGGCAACAGTGCTGTGGTCAAAACAGGTATTCAATACACAACCAGCGACATTGCTCCCACCGGTGCAAACTATGGCGACAAATGGTACGACACTGGCACAGACATACTGTATGAATGGCAAACCGGAGATGGTGCCAACGGATTTTGGGTAGACATTGGTAGCCTGGCTATTCAGGCCAATGCCAACTTATCCAACCAAGCATTCAACACTGTGAGCGCAAACAATGTGGTAGCAGCCGGTAATATCTCTGCAGGCAATATAATACTAGGCGGAGTTGGCAGCGGCGCAGTGTATGCTAACAATTTTGTTTTTAGTCAGAATGGCGCCAGCATCTTTGATTCCTTTGGTGTGAACAGTTACGGTAATGTGAACGTTGCGCAATATCTACCAAAGTATACTGGCAATCTACAGGCTGCAAACGTGTATGTGGTAGGCAACGACAGTACCAGTATCAGCACAGGTGCTCTGCGTGTGGTAGGTGGAGTTGGTGTTAATGGAAACCTATTTGTAGACGGCAGTGGTGATGTCAACGGGGGAATTGCTGTAACCGGCTCTCGTGGCCAAATCAGCATTGGTAACGACACACGAGATGGTGTGGCTAGATATGTTCTTAATACCGCAGTAAACCTATACAGCGGAATGCAGATAAAACGTGCAGGCACTGAGTTATGGTTCGCTGGCGCTAACCAAGCTGAGAAATATGTGGTTAGGTATAACGGAGCTGTTGATTATGTTACTGTAGACACCACTGGCAATCTAGTGATTGCAACCACAACAACAAGTACCAGCACTACCACTGGTGCATTAGTAGTCAAAGGTGGCGCAGGTATTGCTGGTAACGTAATCGTTGGCGGAAGTGTAAGCATTGCATCTAATCTGTCTGTTACACAATCAGGTCTGTTCCAAGGGCCATACAATGAAAATTCAACACTAAGTGGTGTGTTTGTTGGTAACACTGGCGCAGGTGTACCAAGCCCGCGGGTGGGATTCTTTAACGGTAACACTCAACAGAATTGGCAAATTGACAACTTTAGTGGAGCATTCCGTTGGTTTGTTCCGGGCTCATCCAAGATGACCTTGTACGATACTGGTAACTTGAACGTGTCTGGTGGGTACACAGTTGGTGGTAAAAAAGCAGTCAACGGTCCTGCGTTCAGAGCCTATGTATCTGTAGGACAAACCATTGCCAGTGCTGGCGCACAGGTAAAAGTAACATTTGGCGGCGAGACCTTTGACACAGACGGCTGTTTTACCAGTTCCGCATTTACCCCAACAGTGGAAGGATATTATCAACTCAATGCCACAGTTCGTATAAGTGGTACTGCAGGCACTGGCGAAAACATGTTGGTACTTTACAAAAACGGCGGAGAATACGCTCGAGGTACTAACGGATCAGGTACTGAAATTGGTGCCAGCTTTTATTCCATGCAGGTGTCCGACATAGTGTACGCCAATGGTACCGGTGACTACTTCGAAGTGTACATACAGCAAGGCAGCGGCAGCAATAGAGATACCACAGCTGGTACAAACATTTCGTACTTTAGTGGTTGTATGATAAGAGGCGCATAAGGATTAACAAATGACATTTCCAGCAGCACCAATCAATGGACAACAAGCCACAGTAAACGGCATCACTTATGTGTATGTGAGCTCCAAGAATGCCTGGAACAGAACAACAGGTTCATTTTCGGTGATTGGAGACATTACATTGGCCAACGTCTCGTATAAAGCAAACTCCGCCATCCCCAAAAGTTACGCTGACTCAATCTCAGTGGTTTTTGGATTTTAACAAGGTAAATAGATCATGCAAAAATTAAAAAAACTTTATCGTTCAACATATGATGGCGAAACAATGACCACAAGCTCCACTTGGACTGGCAGTCAATGGGAGTACACCCAAGAATATATTCCTAACGCAGTTACTAACGATCAAACTTCAAAACATGCAGTAGTTATTGGAAACGGTAGCAGTAGAAAAAAATATGAACTGCATCTTTTAAAAAATCACAAAGGTGGCGCATTTGGATCTCAGGCACTACAAACCTATGGGTGCAATGCGCTGTATAGAGAATTTGATCCAACATTTGTTGTAGCGACAGGTCCTGAAATATGCCGAGAGATTGCTGAAAGCGGATACTGTCATGATCATATTGTGTATGCTAATGCAGAAATAATTGCACAGTACCCTGGTAGATTTTATTTGATCCCACAAGATGTACACTACAACTCAGGTGCGCTGGCAGCATACTTGGCCTGCTTTGATGGACACCAAAAAGTTTACCTAATGGGGTTTGATTGTTCTGCAGGCGCCAACTACAACAACAACATCTATGCAGGCACCCAGGGCTATGCAGGTCCTAATCACAATTACACAGACAACTTGTTTGTAACCACAATGATGCAGGTAATGGAAACCTATGACGACGTGGAGTTTATTAGAGTGATGCCTACAATTGATTGGTACTGCCCTGACGCATGGAAGGGACTGCTGAACTTCAAACAAATCACCTACAACGAGTTTGCAATAGAAGTGAACCTATAACACCTGTTCTAAGGTTTTAATTTTAGTTACCACTGCGCTGAATTCAAAAGTTCTCCACACGCCTGGATGCAAAGGCTTGGGATAGTTTTCCAGTGGTACCCAACAGTAGCCTTTGTGTTCGTGATTCAATGAAGGAATAAATTCTTCGTCCACAGGAATCAAAAAGGTGTGATATACGAATCGTTGATCGTCGCTGGTAAATTGTTCAAGAGGTATGAACTTGTGATTGGTAGTATCCATACCGATTTCTTCTTGAATTTCTCTAGCCAACGCAGCACTTACAGTTTCACCAGACTCAACTCCGCCACCTACTAATCCCCAGGAATTTTTGTGTCGCTTCTGTGTTCTAAGTAGAAACAGATATCTATGAGTTTGTTTACTGTAAATTAAGGCGCCGCATCCAATTATATGATTAGTGTCCATTCACCCTCTTTGTAAGCACCTTGGTAACTCCGGACCCAGGCTTCCCCGTTCCAGCGATATTGTACACCAGTATTTACATTGGTCATGTAGGCCTCGTCAATTATATTTTGACTGTCAAAACTCACAAACCAGCGGGTACCATTGAATTCAATGATGTCATTTCTGTTTGCTACCAACGGAAAGCCGTTCACTGTCCATGCCTTAGCAAAGTCTGTGTTATTGATACTGTTGATAGGATTCAATGTTAAAAAGCGTGTGCCAGCAGCCACTTTATAAGTGTCGGTGATTTTGTCAATCAACAGTGCATCTACGTTTACTTTAAATGGATCAATGATAGCATTAACTGGCTTGGTATTGTTAACAGGCACAGTGTCAATGAATGGTTCAAAAATCAACAGTGTGTCGTCGGCAGGATGGAATGCCACAGTACCAATCACTTCTGATCCGTTGTCTTGCATCAAACGAATCTCGCTGGTGCCTGGATGTAGTACTCCGTACAAGCTGATAAATCCACTCCAACTGTCTGGTGTGCCAGAACGAATAATGTCAAGATCTGGATCATTGATGTCAGCAATAGTAGCATCATCCTTCTGTGCTTTGTCTATTGCAATGTCATCATACTTCAGCAGTTGTAAGGTATTACCAGAGTAGATTACCCCATAGCGCAGCGGATTCCACATGCGTCTGGTAACTGCTCTTTCTGGATCATCTATTGCATCCAGGTACGAATTATCAGATCTGCCAGACGCACTGTTTGGACTTACACTGCCTGCGCCTGCGCCCACTGCACTCATGTTGCTCATGATTTTTTGCACCACACCCAGCTTTTTAAGTTTAGCAGGAGGACTGATCCAAATTGGCAATTCAAAACTCATGGTAGCCACACTGATTGCTTCTTCTGTGCCTGTAGGTACACTTCTACTGTCCCAGTTTACATCAGTTAATGTGACCACACTCAAGCTGGTCCAATCAATGTAGTTGTCGGTGCTTTGTATTTCTAAACTAGGATTAAACAGTGTACACATCTGTTCAATCAGCTGTAGCTTCTGTTCGGTGTTACTGGTCCAGATGTCTAACTTTAGACTCAGTCTATAAGGAACCGGCATCATACGTTCAACTGTGAACGCATCACCTTGCTCGCTGGTTGGTAATCCTGTGTCTGGATCCACACGTCTTTGTCGCAGATGCAGCTTGCTCACATGAAATGGTTCTTGAACTCTATCGCGATCGTACTTGAGTCCACTGATGTATGCACTCATAGCAGGCACACTCTGCATGCTGTTTTCACTGCCATTGCGCAAGATGTAGGCTGCTTGTCTACTGGGGTCACCGTAGATAACTGGAACAGTTTGTAATGCCAGGTTGCCAGTGGTTGCATCGGTGGTTCCAAATTGCACCTGGAAATTGCTAACCATGCGTATAAATTGCAATAGAAAGCGACGTATTTGTTGATCGTAGAAAAATTGTACAGCCATTAGTTGTCTGCCTCTGGTTTGATTACTTGGCTAAGGCTAATGCGTTCTGCAAACACATCTCCTTGCGAGTTGGTAAATGTATTGGTATTGTTAACAAAGCCGCTACGCTGTGTCTTATTGTCTACTGATCCTGGAGTTAAGCTGGTACGTACGGCATCTTCAATCTTGACCCAACGCTTGCCATCATATCGGAACAAGCGATTTGGAACAAAGTCCAAACGCAAGAAATAATCGCCAACCTTTTTCTTAGACGGAAACGCAATGCCCATGTTCACTTGTAGTCCATTTGGTGCTGATCCATCTCCACTTAGATATCCTTGTACCTTTGCCAGCGGCGCAGAATTGCCACTGGTCGCATTGAGCGCAGAGTTTCTGCGTAGAGTAATAGTCTCTCCTGCGCCAATACTGATGTTGCTACTCAAGATGATTCCGTTGTTGCCAATTATTCCAGTAACAGTGATTTTTGCATTAGCAAGAATGTTTGCTGTGGTAACAGTGGCACCAACAATGGCTGAACGAGCATTGCTGACCAATATTCTGTTGGTATTAACACGAGCATTGGCAGTGGTTAGTGTTACTAAGGTAGAGCCAGACGCATCCACGTTGCTTGTGGTATCTGCTTTGGCTTGACTTTGTAGTCGATTATAAATGTCCTTTGATACCACAAACAGATTGGCAGTATTGTAACCACTCTTGGGTAATTCCACTTCGGCCTGTGCAATAACTGCTTCGTTGATATCCTTGTATCTGTCGTAGGTACTTACAACTGAGCTCAATGCAGGGTTGGCATTACTGCCAACGTTGCCAGCAAACGGATCGCTGCTGGCTCCAATCTTGTTAATGATATCCTTGTACTCTTGGCTGTCTACCAATGGCTGCAATTTTACTCGCCACAGGTGTGGGTACCATGTTGGACTAAATCCTTCTGCTGCCCAACTGGCATCACTGACCACGTAGTAACGTTTGATAGCAAACGGAACACTTTGATCCAGACTATGATAGTCTTTAAGGTGCATGAGTTCAAGCACGTCACCTGACATAATTTTACGACCAACAGTTTCTACCATGTCGTTCAAGTGAAAAGTCATGAACTGTGTGCCAGCAGCCAAAAACAGTCCAAATTGGCTTAGGTCAAAGTCTTGGTCCTGTTTCTGGTAAATTCCCCGTAGTTCGTAAATATCGGTGTCGTATTTGCGATCACGGTTTTCAACAAACAGTAGATCCTGTATGTTTAACTCGCTTTGAGTAACATAGTCAGGTTTGGTTGCATCTGTGCCTGCATTGGTGCTGTCAGTGCCCAAATATTTGTGCAATTGAATGCCGGTGCCGCCCACAGTGAACATTTCACTGATTCGGCGATCAAGAAATTTGTAGTCGTTACCTTTGTTTTCACGCCACAGCGACAGTCTTGGCATTTTTGGATCCTTATTGTGATATTTATCTAGATTGACTACAAGCCCAAAAGGTGTTACACTGTGTTTATGCGTATTAAAACTGCTTTGGATTGGGACCGTGTTAGCATTCCGCTAACAAATCAACTGCACTCGTCGCCGTATGCTGCCCAAAAAGATCTTGCTAAAATGCTAAGAAGCATACAAGGACTGGTGCAAGAACTAAGTATAGAAGAGATTGAGCTGCGAAGATACCAAAAATTCAGCAGTCCAACCAGCCAGCGTTTGCTTGCTCAAATTAATCAAGCTCTAGACGAGTTTGAAAAATGGTTAATGTTTGCACAACTTTCGCTTGGTTGACACAATTGCCCATTTATTGTATAATACATATTTCCAACACATATAGGAGCTCGCATGGCTACTGTAGCTAAAAAAACAACTGCAAAAACTGCACCCAAAAAAGGCAACACAGGCAAAACCATAGCCGGGATAAAGATTGCAAAAAAGAAGCCCACTGTGCGTAGAGCCCATTTGGCTGATGAAAAGTACACAGGCACAGAACCACAGTGGGACACTGAACGTGCGCTGGCATTTGATGATGCCACATTTGATCATCACCTGCGCCGCAGTTTTACCTATTACAACTATCACTATACCGTTAAGGATCTCAAGTCTGACTTTGTAAAATGGTTGCAAGAACAAAAGCATTTTGAAGTTTCAAAAGGTGACCTAAGCAAGGTTATTAAAAGTCGTTGGGTACCGATGACCGCATGCAGCCTGATTGCGGCACATGCTGTCGGCATGCCACTCAAACCACGTGCATTGCAGTATCTAGAAACAGCGGTGCGTGATGTTTGTGAGAAGTACGACTACTACAATGAGGAAGACGATCAGCCGGTTGTGGCAGAAGACAAGCCGGTGTACAGACAGCCCACTATTCAGGATCGACTGAATGAAAAAACGTCGGCCACCATTGGCGAATTAGAAGGACACTACGACGACCTCGAACAGATCAAGTTCTATGACTTTCTGGTTGCACAAAATGTTCCGCAAGGACAGTTGGGCAAGATTGAGAAAGTGTACTCTGATCGCAAGGCTGAACTAGAACTTGCACAAGCCAAAACAGATGAGCAGGTAACAGAAGGTTACAAGCATCTCAAAGCCGCTGACTTCAAGAAACACTATGCTTGGTTGGATGAGCTAGCAAAAGCCATTGAACAGTATCGCGGTGTTAAAAAAGCCACCAAGAAAGCTCGTGTAAAGAAGAGCCCTAGCAAGGAAAAGTTGATTGCCAAGCTCAAGTATGCCAAGCAAGATACTGTGCTCAAACTGGTTAGTATCAATCCAGTGGACATCATTGGTGCCAGCGAACTGTGGGTTTACAATACAAAAACTCGCAAGCTAGGACAGTACATTGCCAGCACCAGTGCAGGGCTTGCTGTAAAAGGCGCCAGCATTGAAAACTACACAGACAAGAGTGTGCAAAAGACTCTGCGCAAGCCTGAGCAGCAACTGGCTGAGTTTACAAAAGCAGGCAAGGTGCAATTGCGCAAGTTTATGGACAGTGTAAAAACCACAGAAACACTGCTAAATGGACGCATTAACGCAGATGTGATACTGCTTCGAGTGCAATAATCCAAGTTAGTACCCAAACCCCTGATTGCATAAATACTGCAACAGGGGTTTTTCTATGGCCGTTATAAAATCAGGACTGAACTACAAACAAGCATTGGTGCCCGAAAGTCTGGGCGGCCCAGGTCCTATTGCGTTTGACGAAACGCAGTACGATAGCGTTGCACTAAAACGCAAAGAAATTGAAGACTATATTCGCTATCGTTTGGGCGATGGCATGATTGATGTAGAACTGGATCCAGAGCACTACAAGGTTGCAATTGATCGTGCAATGTTGCGCTATAGACAGCGAGCTGGCAACGGTGAAGAAGAAAGTTTTGCATTCCTAGAACTATTGCCGGAAACGCAAGAGTACATTCTACCGCAGGAAGTAATGACTGTGCGCCAAGTGTTCCGCAGAGGTATTGGTAGTGTAACAGGTACCACAGCCAGTCAATTTGAACCATTTGCATCAGGCTACTTGAACACATACATGCTGGTAGCAGGGCGTGTGGGCGGCTTGGTTAACTACGAACTGTTCAGCCAATACCAAGAGTTGGCCATGCGCATGTTTGGTGGTTACATGAACTTCACTTGGAATCCAATGAGCAAAAAGCTCACATTAATTCGCAAGATGCCTGAAACAGGACACACTTACAAACGTATTCAGAGTCTAACTGCCAGTGGGACAACAGCGGGCAGCACTATCACAGTGACCATGACCGAACCGTGGACGCAGGTGGTAGAAGGTGGAGTATTGGTAATTACCAATTGTCCAGTCACTGGTTACAACAATGCCTATGAAGTGATCACTCGTAACGAAACAGCCACAGTGTTCACAGTTGAAGCTGCATCTGCACTGGGCAGCACTTTAGTACAAGAAACCAATCTGTCACGCACACAGGTGTACAGTCCAGCAACGGATGAGCCAGCTGAAACAGTACTATTGCAGATCTACAATAAAAAGCCAGACAGTATGTTGTTAAACGACAGCAGAATTTTTCCATGGCTACAAGACTACGCACTGGCACTGTGCAAGGACATGCTAGGGCAAGCTCGTGAAAAGTTTGCTACTATTGCAGGCCCACAGGGCGGCACAACACTAAACGGCGCAGCACTTAAAACTGAAGCCAAGGCAGAAATGGAAGCACTTGAAGAAGAAATCAAACGATTCTTTGATGGCAGTATGCCTTATACCTGGGTAATTGGATAATGAAAGTAAATGAAATCATAGTGGAGCGCAACCTCAAAGCAGGTAAAGTTCCCAAGCGATACAAACAGGCTAGCACTGGATTGCATACGTTCAGTGACGGCGAAAGAAGTAACACAGATTACACTCATTACCGTTTGGGACTTGCACTGGCAATGAGCGACGGAAAGAACTCATTGGATATTGATCCTAAAACATTCTACGGCAAAAAACACACTGCGCATCCTTATACACAAGAAGAAGCAGACATGCTCAAACAAGGATACAAAGCAGTTGGTGCAAACTATAAAGATCTAAACAAAGGCGATCTGTCCAGTACAGAATTGGACAGTACCAACAAGAAAAGTCCAACTGCACCTAAGAAAAAGAACAAATACGGCGTTTGACATTTGCCGTTTAATTGTGTAAACTAGCCTCTATACACTAGGGGCTTTTTTATGATCATTGGCATTTGCGGATTCATTGGCAGCGGCAAAGACACTGCCGCAGACTACTTGGTAGGCTTTCATGGTTTTAGACGAGACAGTTTTGCAGGCACCCTAAAGGATGCAGTAAGCGCAGTGTTTGGCTGGGATAGGGAACTGATCGAAGGCCGTACTCTTGAAGCCCGTGCTTGGCGTGAACAAGTGGACACTTGGTGGGCACAAAGACTAAACATGCCAAATCTTACTCCACGATGGATTCTACAACACTGGGGTACAGAAGTATGCCGTAACAGTTTTCATGACGATATCTGGATTGCAGCATTACAGTCTAGACTAGCACGTCGCAGCGATCACACTGTTATTAGCGATGTACGTTTTCCTAATGAAATCAAAGCCATCAAAGAACAAGGTGGTCGCATTGTTTGGATACAGCGTGGCGAATTGCCCAGCTGGCACATCATGGCTGCTAAAGCCAATGCAGGTGATGTAGTTGCTCAAACAAAACTAACCGAGCTGGGTATCCATGCAAGTGAAACCAGTTGGGTTGGGACTGATTTTGATGCGATTATCGACAATAACGGCACTGTAGAACAGCTTTATAACCAGCTTAAAACCCTGGTACAGACTCCGCCGGCTTCCACGGTAAACGTTCTCGATATAGTAATGGCTGGCAGTTAAGACACACTGTGCGTAGGTTTACTCGATCAATGTTTTTAAGATTACCGTCTACATGATAGACATTTAACTGTTTATCGGGCATGGTTGCCACAAAACCACAATGCTCGCAATTGGATTTTTTTCTATACCCAGCTCTATACCAAGCTGGGGTTTTCTTGGGTACTTTCTTGCCTTTGCGTAGGCAAGCATCGCACCTGGTGCGATAGTGTACCACATCTTCTTTGATATAGTTTATAGCCACGTCTCTTGCATTGCAAGCTGGGCAAATACCTCTGGTTGTCATACTGTATTTAGCCCCTAAACCTTTGCAAAGGGCACCGTAACAGCCCAAAATTACCACTTCCAAATAAATATCTATAGCAAGTTTATTGTCAAAGGAAAATAACATGGCAACTTTAGTTTCTCCAGGTCTTAGTATTACAGTCAGCGACGAGAGTCAATACGTACCAGCCGGTCCAGGTACCGTTGGTCTAATTCTGCTCGCAACTGGTCAAGATAAGACATCGCCATCAGGTGGCACAGCAAGCGGCACCACTGCCGCAAAAGCAAACAAATTACAAGCATTCGGAAGCCAGCGTGAGTTAATTACTGCATTTGGTTACCCAGAATTTAAGACTGCTGCGGGCAGTCCAATCCATGGCCATGAGCAGAACGAATACGGTCTGCAAGCTGCATACAGCGCAATGGGCCTAGGCAATCGTATGTTCGTACTACGTGCTGATATTGATATGGATCAGTTAACCGCAACCAGCGTTCGTCCTAAGGGCACAGTTGACGATGGTTTTGTGTGGTTTGATTTGGCCACTAGCACATACGGTATCTTTGAATGGAATGCAACATCACAAGCATTTACCAACAAGATTCCAGCAGTACTAACCAGCACAGATGATATTAATAATCCAGGTGGCGCAGGCGAGCCATACACACCAAAAGACAGCGTAGGTGAAATTGGTAGCTATGCTATTATCCCAGTTGACCCACACAACAGCATTCACTACAAGAATGCAAACAACGTGTGGACAGCAGTTGGAACAAAAGAATGGCAAAAATCATGGCCTACTGTACAAAGCGACAATGCCACTTATGTAGGCAACGAAGTACTGGCAGGTTCAACACTTACAATTAACAGTGTAACAGTTACAATCGCAGCAGCTGGCGCAACTGCATCAGGTTCTGAGGTTGTTGCAAGTATCAACAGTGCATTTGCTGCCAACTATGGCGACGGTATCCGTGCTGAAATTGACAGCAACGGTCGTTTGATTATTCGTGCAACCAGCGACGCAATGAGCGACGGTAGCAACGCAGACGGTAAAGTTATTATTGCTAACACAGCAGATGCTGAAGACTTTGGCTTTGGCGGCGGTGTTGAAGCATGGGCTCCAATGATGAACTTTGGTAAGTACACCGAAGTACCAACATACGGCACAGGCGACGATACTCCAGCACCAACTGGTAGCTTGTGGATCAAAACCAGCGCAACTGGTGGTGGTGCAAACTGGTCACTACAAAAGTTCAGTGCAACCACAGGACAGTTTGCAACTCAAGCTGCTCCAATGTACGCATCACGTGCAGCAGCATTGTACGGTCTAGACCCATTGGGCGGCGGCTTTAACCTAGCAGTTGGTACAACATACATTGATTATGATTCGTTGGCAAACTATCCAGGAACATTCAAACTGTTCTATAGAAACAAGAGCGGCGTAAACAAGATCACTGGTTCAGTGCCTGGTAGCACAACACCATTCACAATTGGTCATACATTTACTCTAGCGGTAACACAGCCAGAACAAAGCACAATTGATGCTTACACATTTACAATTGCTGAAACCAGCGTTGACGGTTTCATCAAGTTGATTCTTGGTAAGGCAATTCCAAACGTGTTTGCACAAAAAGAAGCATCTGGCGCAATCAGCATCACACACAAAGCTGGCGGCGATATCTACCTAGTAGATACAACTGCTGGTGGTAACCCAATTGCTAACGCTGGCTTTACCAGTGGAACATCGGGTATCGTGGTAGAAACAGTTGGCACTTACGCTGGTTCTTTACTAGCAACCAATTGGGACACACTAAGCTATACCTATAGCAGCGAAGAGCCATATGTTGCTCCAGCTGATGGTACATTATGGTACTACGGTAGCGCAGTTGAAGCTGACGTTATGGTTTGCGGTACAGATGGCTGGAAAGGTTATCGTACAGTGACCAGCGATGCTCGTGGCTACAACTTGAGCAACACTGATCCAAATGGTCCAATCTTCTCTGCAAGCAAGCCAACACTACAAAGCGACAGTACTTCGCTAGTAGCAGGCGATCTGTGGGTTGACACCAGCGACTTAGAGAACTATCCAGTTATCAGTCGTTACAATGGCAGCAAGTGGGTTGCAATTGACAACACAGACCGTATTACACAAAATGGTATCCTGTTTGCAGATGCACGTTGGGACGCTGATGTTGATGGTAATGGTGACAGCGTTGGTGGTACAGTTGATCCAATCAGCGGCGACTTGCCTGATATCCCAACCATGCTGTTGAGCAACTACACTGATCTAGATTGCCCAGACTATCGTTTGTATCCACGTGGTACAATCCTATGGAACACTCGTCGTAACGGCTTTAACGTTAAGCAGTATGTGAGCCAAGCATTTACAGAAGATGCTTATCCAGATGCAGCAACCACAGGCAACAACCAAGTTGGTACAATTCCTGATGTTGCAGCTACATGGGTAAATGCCAGCGGTGTGCAAGACGATGGTAGTCCATACATGGGCCACAAGGCACAGCGTCGTATGGTAGTTAAAGCACTTCGTGCAGCAATTGACAGCAACACAGAAATTCGTGAAGAACAGTTTGTGTTTAACTTAATTGCTTGCCCAGGTTATCCAGAGCTGTTATCAAACATGACAGCGTTGAACAATGACCGTGCTAACACAGCATTTATCATTGGCGACACTCCATTGGATTTGATCCCAGACACAATTGAGCTAACAAACTGGAGCAACAATGTTGCTACAACAGCAGACGTATACACAGGTATCTTCTATCCAGCAGGTCTAACAAACGACTTGAATGGTAATGAAGTAGTAGTTCCTGCAAGTCATATGGTACTGCGCACAATGATCCGCAACGATCAAATTGCATATCAGTGGTTCGCACCAGCAGGCGCACGCCGTGGATTGATTGACAACGCAACCGCAGTTGGTTATGTTGATTACACATCCGGCTTGTTTAACAAGATTGGTGTACGTCAGAGCTTGCGTGATACACTGTACAGTCTGCGTATCAACCCTGTTGCTAACTTGCCAGGTTTAGGTTTGGCAATCTTTGGACAGAAGACTCGTAGTCCAATTGCACAAAGTATGGATCGTATTAACGTTGCACGTCTAGTAAACTACATTCGTAGTATCCTAGGTGGTATCAGCAACAGCTTCTTGTTTGAACCTAACGATAAGATCACACGTGATCAGATCAAACAGGTCATCGAAGGTGCAATGAATGATCTAGTAGCAAAACGTGGTATCTATGACTACCTGGTAGTTTGCGATGCAAGCAACAACACAAGTGATCGTATTGCAAGAAACGAACTGTATGTGGACATTGCTATTGAGCCTGTGAAAGCCGTGGAATTTATTTACATTCCAATTCGCTTGAAGAACCCAGGCACATTGGGAGGCGCCGGCAAATAATAGTAGTACATAATGGAGCAGTCCAGCTGCTCCATGTACTACCACATTTGGGCTAAATAAAAGTAAGGAGACAAAGACATGTCCGTAGCAAGTTTAACAAGATTTACAGTACCACTGGCAAGTGATCAAAGTGCAAGCGCACAAGGTCTATTGATGCCAAAACTGGCTTACCGCTTTCGTGTAAGCTTCGAACAGTTTGGTGTAAGTCAGCCAGTAACTGAATTAACAAAACAAGTCATGGAAGCCAGTCGTCCTAGCGTTACATTTGGCGACATCGTCATTGATGCGTATAACAGTAAGATCAAAATGGCTGGTAAACCAGACTGGGGTGATGTCACTGTTAAACTGCGTGATGATGCTGCTGGCAACGTAAGCAAGCTGGTCGGCGAACAATTGCAGAAGCAATATGACTTCATGGAGCAAGCATCAGCGGCAGCTGGTATCGACTACAAGTTTATCACTCGTTTAGAAATGCTAGATGGTGGTAACGGTGTTAATCAACCAAACGTACTAGAAGTATGGGAGATGTATGGATGCTACCTACAAGGTGCAAACTACGGAACCGTGAACTACGCTTCTGGTACTGAAATTGTTACAGTAGATTTAACAATTAAGTATGATAACGCTGTTCAAACACCGTTAGGTTCTGGCATTGGAGCTGATGTTGGTAGACTAAATGGTGTGACAGCAACTGGCTAATACCAGACGAAGCACCTCGAAGCCCAGCTTATAACTGGGCTTTTTTATGGCATAAATATCTAAAATAGGATAAAACATGTCTCTAAATGGATTCTTAGGCGAAGTAACACAAGAAGGCACAGTACGTGACTACCAACACGCCAGCCGTATTTTTAGAATAGATAACTTTAGGTTTTCACCTAAGCTCAGTTTTTTATTCTATGTTCGCATCAATTTGAACCCAGAGTTTACTCTGTTCATGGGGGAGAGTCCAGGTGTGATTGGCTCGTTGGTTAAAACAGTGAACTTGCCAAAGTTCACCATGGATGTGCGCACACTGAATGCCTACAACAGACCTAACTTGGCCACAACCAAGATCAAGTATGATCCAGTGACCATGAAGTTCCACGATGATGGCGCAGACATTGTTAGACAGTTCTGGATTGATTACTACAGCTATCATTTTAGAGACACAGACCACTCCAGTGGTTTATACAATGCTCCACACAAATACGAACCTCGTCCAACAGATCGTTGGGGCTATACATTAAGACAATCGTACGGTGGTGGTGGTCCTAGCACTATGCAAACACGAACAAACTTGATTGATAGTATTCAGATCTTTTCATTCAATCAGAAAAAATTCAGTGAGTGTACATTACATAATCCTATAATCTCATCGTTCCAACACGGTGATCATGACCATGCCAATGGAACCGGTGTGCTAGAACACACCATGACAGTGAACTACGAAAATGTCAGCTATGCAACTGGCTGGTGTACAGAATCAAACTTTGGATCAGACATGTTGTTGTACTACGATGCCAGTCCTAGTATTCTTACTCCGTTGTTTGCACTAGGTGCAGTTGGCGGAACACCACGCACAAATGTAACACAGGATGAATACGGTAGACCAGTTGAAGTCAGTGACGAAACCACTTACTATAGAGGCGGCCAAGAGTATAGTGGCGACACTTCCAACTCTGGCGGTGATTGGTCTGTATCGGGTGTTGCTAACAAGGTTAGTGGATTCTTCAGCGGCGGACAGAACAGTGCATTTAGTAAAGCAACCAGCAGCATTGTTGGCGCTGCATTACAGAGTGCAATACGAGGTAGAAATCCATTGAGCGCATTTGGTGCACCAACAGTGACTAACCTATTGTATCAGGCAGGTGGTGCAGTTGGTGGCGCAGCAGGACAAAAATTAATTGCTGCCGGGGGATTGATCAAAGCAGGCCAGACCATCGGCAAAGGCGGAGTTGGTCCGGGCAACTTAGGCACAGTGGCAGTGGCCATTAGATCAGCATCTATTCTAACTGGCGTAAGACCACAGGACATATTCAGTAGAGGGCCAGGCAAGTCTGCAACTACCAACGGACAATCAGTTGCACGTTCTGGTAATGACTCAGTTACCTATTCAAGTGCGCCAAACTTTCCTTCTGCTAGACCTACATCTGCTGTGGAAACCAGCAAGCAAGGTATATTCTCTACTCCAAGCTACAGTGATGGTCCGTCAACCATTAATGATTCAAGAGACTCTTACCCAGACAGTAATCAAGGATACATGGCATAATGAGTGAAACTATCAACCTAGGCCCTGTTGTCACCGGCGGCGAAGCTGCTCGTAGCAAGCCACAGACTTATTTTAACAACCTGTCGTTACCACCATTTAACATCACACAAGACGTTGGTGATGCTGTGCAAAACTTTTTTGAAAAAGTAACCGGTAACAAAGACAGCGCACAAATTCTAGCCAGTGCAGTGGTGTATACCAGCAGTAATCAAGGTATCAACCCAATGGAAACTCTTCAAGAATTTCAACAAATGCCGCCAGGGCAATTGAATGAATATCTTGCTGCCTTTTTAAATTTTAATAGAATTGGCACCAGCCTGTTGGGTGTGAATAACAATCCATTTGCAAGTGCAGCCATTCGTAGAACAGTTATATTGTAAATGGCAAGAAATTATGCACAGGGCAAGTTCCAAGTAAAGAACCCTGAGAAGTACATTGGGCAGGGCTTGCCAACCTATCGCAGCGGATGGGAATTTACTTTCATGCAGTTCTGCGACAACAATCCTGCCATACTGCAATGGGCCAGTGAAGCTATCAAGATACCTTATCGTAATCCTTTTACCAACAAGCAAACTATATATGTTCCGGACTTTTTGATCATCTATATAGATGCCAAACAGCAGAAACATGCAGAAGTAATCGAAATCAAACCCAGTACTGAAACCACAATGGAAGCTGCCCGCAGCACCCGCGATCGTGCGTATGTTGCATTAAACATGGCCAAATGGCAAGCAGCCAATCATTGGTGCAAACAGCAAGGCATGCACTTTAGAGTGGTTACGGAAAATCAAATCTTCCACAAGGGTCAGAAGCGGTAAATACCGTATGACCAAAAAATTAGAGCAACTATTCGATCTCCCGCCTTTGCCCGACAGTCCAGTGGATGCTGGCAGCTTTGAGCAGCATCGTACGGCTATTCAAGAAATTGATTCTGCATTAGATAAGATTGACGCAGCACTGCCCACTGTGCATGACCTAGAAGCTGCGGACAAAGAAATGGACGATCTTGCCGCACTGGCACAGGACAAGTTTGAAGATCTTATGGATCTGGGCATGAACGTAGAAGCACGTTATGCAGGCACCATATTCCAAACAGCAGGAGTATTGCTAGGACATGCTATCACAGCCAAACAGGCCAAATTGGACAAGAAGCTGCGCATGGTGGACTTGCAGCTGAAAAAGATGAGAATTGACCAGGTTGCTGCTAAAGAAGCCGCAGCCAACGGTGGCCCTCCGGCTGCGGATGGGCAAGGTGTTGTACTGGATAGAAATGCGTTACTAGCACATATACTAGGCAAAAATCCAGACGATCAAAAAGATAAAAAAGCATAAATAGATATTGTATAGGATCCTGCAATGAAAAAATTTAAAGATTACCTGACAGAAAGTACTAAAACCTACAGTTTCCGGGTACGCCTAGCTGATTGTGATTGCAACGGCGAACTCATGGACAAGATAGAACAAGCACTTTCTGCATATAAGTTAAGCGACATTACCAAACCCAAGAGCATGCCAATTGCACGATGCAATGAGTTTTATAACCTGGGCCCAGTAGGACGCCACCAGTTTGAAGCAACCACAATGTATCCAGCCAACCCGCCATTGGTACAACAGGCAATTCATAACATTACTGGTATTCCCCTAACACACATCTATGTAACCACATCAAGTGCAGATGAACAAGATGTACTAGAAGAACTTCCAACTGAAGCAGGAGGACAGGCACTGTTGTCTGATCCTGAACTGAAGCAAGCAGACACCAATGCACAGGATCATGTGGGTCTTAAGAAAATTGATAGTCTACTTAAAGAACTAGAAAAGAATCGTGGTACTATGACTCAGTACAAAGGTATCAACGATGATATTCTTGCCAAGAATGAACCAAAAGAAAAATCAGCCAAGACATCTGCTGATGCAGCACAGAACAACCGCAGCCCAGTTAGCGACGCTGGCGCAAAGCAAGCAACTAAAAAAGTAAAGGCCCTGTAACATGAGCAAGCACAATGACATTTATAATATCCTAGGCAAGCTATCTTCATTGCAGCCCAAGGAAGATCCTAAGCCAAGCATACTCAAAGAGTTTGCTGAGCCTCCTAAGATGAAAGATCTTGCAGCACGTTTGAACGAACGTTACATGGCAGAAAAAGAAGTGGATGAAGACATGCTAACTCCTAAGCAAAAGAAGTTTGCTAATCTTGCTCCTCCTAAAGATAAAATTACCTATGCAGATAAAATTGCTGGTGCAAAGAAAAAAGAAGAAGGCAACGAATTCAGTGGCGAGCTTGCAAAAGCAAAAGCACAACACAAAGATGAATTTGAAGTTGATGGTAAACGTTATCCTGTAAAAGAAAACTTTGACGGTCAAGACGAGATTGAAAACAAAGGCGAGTACGATCAAGAAGGCGACATGGCCGCCGACGACTTAGAAACAGCAGCAGATGCAGCAGACGAGCTGCGCAGTATTCTTGACACCGATGAAAATCTACCAGAGTGGGTGCAAGCCAAAATTACCAAAGCAGTTGATTACTTAGATACGGCACGTGACTATATGAAATCCAATGATAAAGAAGTATCCGAAGATGTTTATGACGATAGCGTAAACAAGAGCAAGATTCCTGCATTCCAACGTAAAGCCAAAGGCGGCGATGATTGGAAAGTGACACAAAAAGATCTGGATCACGAAGCAGAAAAGAATATCAGTAACAGCAAGAACATGGCACGTCGCAGTGGCAAGGCAGTTGACGAAGGACAAACAGTTCAAACCAAAACTGGTTTGATTCATAAAGGCACATACGGCAGTGACTACCAAGGCAGTGACGGCGACGATGATGACTACGATGAGTGGGGCAATGCCAAGAAGAAAAAAGCAGCAGCTACATCTGATGCACCTAAGAAGCGTGGTCGTCCTAAGAAAAACACAGGCCCAGAGCGTGTGACCGCCAAAGCATGGAAACACAAGAGTGGACGTTTAGGCGAAGCAATCAAACTAGGCACCTTTGTTGAAGACACCATGGCAGAGATGGACGCATTGCTACTGACAGAAAAAGCAAAAAGCAAAGCACAACAAAAGTTCATGGGCATGGTTCATGCTACACAAAAAGGCGAAAAGGCCCCTAGTAAAGAAGTTGCTAAAGCAGCCAAGGGCATGAGCAAGTCAGATGCTAAAGACTTTGCTAAGACCAAGCACAAAGGATTGCCAGAAAAAGTAACCGAAGCCATTGCATACGAGGCAGCAGAGCCAGGCTTGAATGCTATCTGTCATCGTTATGGTAAAGAATGCAAAGACTTCATGACCACTGGTGAGTTAGACGACGACCTATTCCATGCACTGTACGATCACTACTTTGACGACATGCCATATGGTGTGAAGAAAGCTCGCGACGGAGATCCGTACGAGTGGGTAGCAGACCGTTTCTACGACGACATGGGTGGATCCAAGTATGATGGCGGCCCAGATTCACTATCACCAATTCCGCCAAGTATTGATATTAAAAAAGATCGTGAACTCAGCGAACTGGCTAAACTAGCAGGCCTGGGAGAAATGGATCGCAGCGAGTATATTCAACAACAGGATGCAAAAGCAGAACGTGCAGGCCGCGACCACTTTAATGCGTTCAATCAGTTGTTCAGCACAGACGAAGTAAAAGAAGGTGCCTGCAACATGACAGCCGAAGGCGAGTACTGCCCAGAGCACGGTATGAATGAGTGCGGTGGCGGCATGATGTACGAAGGTACAAAGTCGGAGCCTTACAAACCAGATCCAAAGTATGCAAAGCCTGCAAGCACACACAAGTATCGCGATATTTCTCCAGAAGAACTCAAAGCCAGTCGTGAGGAATACGAGAAAAAGCATGGCAAGACCAAGCACTGGGCAGAAACTCCGCATGCAGATTCTTTGAAAGAGGATTTGCAAGCCGATGACGGTGAACACTACGAAGACTCAGATGACTTCTTTGGTAAATTTGAAGCAGATCACTTTGACAAAGAAGAAGAGAGTGATGACGGAATGGAAGTGCGTGGCTACATTGATGGAGTGAATGTTATGGCATGGCGCTTTGATGATGAATCCAAGACCAGCGGTTACGGAGTGTACAATGACGACATGTTGTCTGAGTGCGGCATGCCAGGCAGTATGGGTCCTGCAGAACAAGACAGCGGCATGAACATCAACAGCAGCATGGATACTAAAACTGGTCGCAAAACTCTCAGCGTAACAGCTGATGGTGAAGCAGCAGAGCAACTGGCACAGGTACTCAAGATGGCAGGACTTGCTGGTACTCACGATCATGACCATGACCATGAAGGACATGGCAAAGTGGTATTGGTTACTAGAGGCGGCGGCGAAGAAGTTGCTGAAGATTTTGCCAATGAACCAAATCAACAGTACGCAAGCACAGACACAATCGTTGATGCCGGACAAGATTTAAACCGCAAGAAGAAGCAGTATGCTGACAAACCCAAAGCAGGCGATAACCCAATGGCAACAGAGGATATTGAACTGGAAGGGCGTTTGGCAGCACTATACAATAGTTTAAAGATCACAACCAAATGAAAAAACTAACAGACTACATAGCTGAATCAGCATTTGCAATAGAAAATCCAGTTCCAGGTGATGTATTTTCATTGGAACTGGACACTGATACACTTATTGAAAGTCTGGTGACAGAACTTCGTGAAGACGGGTCTCCTGTTATAGACCTAGACGAAACAGCAATATCTATCATGGAAAGCATGGGATGGGTATTTGAAGATTCAAATATGCCCATGGCCAACGACAGTACTAGCCCAATTCATGGCAACGCATTTGCACCTTATCATCGCAAGCATGATCCACGAGAGTGGTTCCGTAAAGACGTTCACGAGGAAGAGGATGAAACAACTGAGGACATTGAAGAAGTCACAGAAGCAAAGTATCGTGGACGCACCGTTCCGCTAGGCAAGAAAATGGCGGGCGATGTAAAAAAGAGCAAAGTGTATGTTCGTAAGCCAAATGGAAACATAGTAAAAGTAAATTTTGGCGACAAGAACATGCGTATTAAAAAGTCAAACCCTAAGCGTCGCAAGTCGTTTAGGGCTAGACATAACTGCGCCAACCCAGGCCCAAGATGGAAAGCACGTTATTGGTCTTGCCGTAGTTGGTAAGTGATCCTTAGAAAGAATTCAATGAAAAAACTATTATCAATCCTAGCATTAACACTATTCGCGACCGCAGCACAAGCATGGGAACAATGGCCACCCTTGCCAATCAATGCCTGCAATGTGCAAGCACCATATGGTTTTCCTAAAGCCAGTCGCGGCGATCTAATGAACAACAGCCAGGCCATTTGCCGTCATGCTTATGTTACACTGCACGACAATGTGGCCAAGATTCCAGTATGGGTCAGCTACACACTACAACCTCAAAATGCACTAGGCTGTGTGCCACGTTCAAACGGATTCATGGCAGACAACAGTTTACCCAAAGGCAAACGTGCTGAACTCACAGACTATGCTAAAAGCGGATATGATATCGGTCATGTGGCACCCAATGGTGACATGAGCTTTGATGATCGTGCGGAGAAAGAAAGTTTTTTGCTAACCAACATGTACCCACAACTGCCTGGTCTCAACCGTGGCATCTGGAAGTTGTTGGAGACTGCTACTCGTGGTTGGGCCGTGCAGAGAGGACATCCAATTGTGGTGTACGTTGGAGCTATATATGGGCCTGGTGACAAAACCATTGGTGCTAGTCAAGTGGTAGTTCCACGCATGTTCTACAAGATTGTCACTGACACAGTGACCGGTGAAGTAATGGCGTTTGCATTTAAACACGAAGGTGGACAGGGCAACGATCTTGTTAAAGTTCGCGCCAGTCTAGATGCAATTGAAAAGGCCAGTGGCGTAGCGTTTTCGTTTCCGGCCAATGCTAAAGAAGTTCCACTAACACAAATATGGCCAGTGGACTACGGCGCATTAACCAATGCAAAACGTGCCAAGTGCAAAGGTGCCGCAGAGTAATGGGCCCAAACGATTACCCAGTGTATCCTGAGGATGATGGTTACGATAGACCAGTAAATCCTTATGGACCGCACTAAATATACGATAACAGGAGATGGTCATGGACCCAAAATTTTTTAGAAAATACGCAGACATTATTACAGAAGCAGAAGCTGCACCGGCAGCTGATCCTCAAGAAATAGCACAAACCTTGCAAGCTAAATTAAAGCCCGAAGAGCAACAAGCAGTAATAGCGATGGCTCAAAAAATTGTAGGCAAGCCACTAGATCAGCTCACTCCACAAGAAGCACAAAAGTATGGCCCTCAGGTTATGAAAGCCATGCAAGGTGGACTAGCAGAAGAACAATTAACAGAAATCAACTGGAAAGCAGCATGGGACACAGCAAAAACTAAACTAGGCAGTTTAGGTTTTTTAGGAGCCATGGGGGCCACATCGGCTGCAATGATGGCAGGCGGCGATGCGTTATCGGCTGGATATCCAGGCGGAGCATTTCTTTTAGGCTTAGCCGTGTTAGCCGGTAATCTTGGTAGTTTCAAAGATGAATACGAAACACACAAAAAACTGCAAACTACAAACGATCCTGATCAACAGGCACAGTTGAAAGACAAACTTTATCGCCTGAGTCTGTAATGAGACAGCGTGTGTTCACCAGAGCAGATTTTGGCCTAGCCGATAACGAAACTGGACACGAAGATGCAGTACTGGATCCAAACGATCCTATTTACGAAATGATGGCACTTGCGGGCGTACAACGTCCGCATTTTGCTGAG